ATTGTTAAATATAAGGAATTAAATATGGCAACAAATATAAAAGCAATATTCGCAACATCTACATCTACGATAGATTCGATTCCTGGTAGACTTAGAGGATACAGCTTAGTAAATGGTATGGCTTCAGCAACTGACATTGTGTTAAGAGATGGTGGTGCAGCTGGATCAATTATCATGAAACAAAGACTAATAGCTGGGGGTTCATCTGATCAGTATATTGAAGATGCGGGTATTCGTTACGAAACAAATCTGCACGTCACTATGAATGCAGGAGTTAGTGTAGCTGGTACATTTTTTGTAGGATAGTACATGGCCGTTCGTAAAAAGAAAAAGGGCATGGGCATAAAGTCTAGTGTTAAGTCAGGTAATTTTAGACCGACTAAACAAGGTGCTGGTATGACAGCTAAAGGTGTGGCTGCTTATCGTCGTGCCAATCCTGGATCTAAATTAAAAACTGCTGTTACAGGTAAAGTTGCAAAGGGTAGTAAAGC